TTCGTTATAACCTTATAACCTAATGATTATTTTGATATCTTCTGTAGCATCGTCAGATCTTGTTACCGCTGCTCTATTATCTATATAGAGAATTTGACCTGTAGCTGGATCTACGTCTCTTGCGCTAAGCACATTAGCACTATCGATAGTAGCGGTACCAGCTGCGTTTTGTTCGTTTATTACTTCACCATTTTGGAAACTTAAGAATCCTGTTGTTTCATTTTGGTGATAGAAGAGTGAGTTTGCATCTAATGTATCAATAACTGCTTTAGCACCAGATGTTTGACCAATAATTGTTTGGTCTCTTGTAAATGCTGCATTGATACTTGAGATATTCATCATCTTCAAAGCATTACCTGTATTACCTGTGAATATAGTACCATTTGCTGAGTCTTTAATATTACGTACTAACATAATCTGTCTAAAGTCATTATTAACAACCCAGTCAGAATCTTCGTCACCTGCTGGTTTGACATTAAACATAAGTGATGTACATTTTAGATCGTCTCTAGGATCAGCACCAAAACCATTTTTAAATGAAATTATAGGTTCTGCTGTAGCATTAGTACCACCTCCACCTGTAATAGTAACCGATGCAAAGTCATATCCTGTACCAAATACTTTATTTCCGCCAGATTCTGCCATTTCAATCTTAGAGACTGAACCACCGTCGATAAATGCTGTAGCCTTAGCGCCTGTACCGTTACCTTGTATTGTAACAGTAGGAGCTGTTGTATATCCAGATCCGGTATTAGTTAATCTATATCCAACAATTGCACCAGGAATAGCATTTTGTTGTACACTAAATTGTGTAGTATCATCAATAGATGATGATGAATCTACGCTATTAACTAATTTAACTGGTATAAAGTTAGACGCTTGGAATTTACTTTCTCTTAAAGCACCAATTGAATATAAAAACTTCCATGTGTATCCATCAGCAGTCATTATGTGATCTGCTGTACCAGTAGGTTTGACTGTAGAAGTAACAGCTTGCCCCGCCGCATTTTTACCCTGTTCTAAACAGACATAAACATACTGTTCATCTGTATACACATAAAAAGGTTGTGCTGGAATTTGTGTAATATTGTCGTCCCATGCTGAATAAACTGAGCCTGATGACCAGTTATATCTTTCAACACAAAAAGATCTATCAGTAATAATTTTTACTGATTGCATAGAAAGTTGTGCATTTCGTATTTCACGAATGTTCTGAATAGGAGTAACAACTGTATCAGCTGAATCGTACGGTTCAGATTTACCAACCGCAACGTGATAACTCACTCCTGCGCTATCCACATCGTTGATCAGAGTATCAATGACCCGTCTTTTAAAATTGTCTGTAACTATTGCTGGCATTTATCTATCCTATTGTTTTGATGCTAGGTGCCAATTAGCACCAGTCCATATCATAAATCCGGCTTGGTTTTGTGTTAATGTTGTATTTGTGCCGCCGGCAAAATTTGTTGGTTGTACAGTAACTGTGCCTGTACCATTATTTACAAAATATTTTAATTCACCGATAACTGTACCGTCTAGAACAAATGCTGTAAGAGGCGTGGATGAATTAAATATTGTTAATGGCATTTCTTGGTCTACATTACCATCAGCTGTTTGTGTAGTACTACTTAATGCAACTCGTGTGTCTAATAATACTGCACCAGTACCCTTACCGCCTAACGCTAAATTAACGTTGGTATCGCCACCACCTGCGTATACCGATGGATTAAATCCTGTTGCTTCATTACCAATATCAACAAAGTTAATAGCATTTGCTGCTGTACTATAACTCGTTATTGTTGCACCGGCCGTATCTACAATCTGATTAATCTTTGGAAAGTTAAGTGATGCTGAATCTAATATTTTATTTTGTAATGTTTGCGCGTGTGTAGTCATAGCAAATGTATCACTATCACCTAAACTTGGCAAACGTACTTGTCTATTTGCAGTCAATGAACCTGGAATTATTTCGTAATTATGACTAGAGTCATCATCTTTAATCTTTGGATCTGTAAGTGCAGTTGCTGCTAATGTTTTATTCAAAAGTGTTTGAGCAGCCGTATCTAAGACAACTTGACCACTTGAATCTGGTATTGAAACAGTATTAGTTTTTGTAGGATCAACTACTTCTAATTTAGTTATAAATGAATTAACACTATTACCGTGAAAATGAATACCATCAGAATCAATAAACAAATATGGAGATACTTGGTCGCTCTCGCCAAGAAATTGATATATCTCTTGAAAGTTTTGATTTATTTTTGTACCGGCATTACGTAATGAGTCACCTGTACCGTCGTTTGCGGTAGCGCCAGTATTAATTGTTTGTCTAGCCATGTTATCTCTCTTTAAAAGTTATCACTATTTATACTAGTTTTAGAAGAAGTCGTTACTAAAATTAAGAAGTAATTGGTTATCACTTGACATTTTAGGAAATGAGGTGTCACCAACTACACTATCTTCATCCATTGTTTGTGAACCAGCATTTGCACCTTCTGCCAGTGTGTCAAAGTTATTATCAAATTCTTGTAGTGTCATGTTACCGCCTTGTAAATGTCCTAATTGTATAGGAGCAAGCGTAAATGTTTGTTGTGTTGGTAGAATTTGTTGAACAATATGATTAGTTGCATTGAATGCGAATGAAGCAACGTCTGCAATACCGGCATATATCGGACCTGTAGAATCTGCAATTCCAGGAGGCATAATTAAATAATCTGGTTCTGCAATACCTACAATCTGAACTTCACCAGCAACATACATACCTGCCGGATGTACAAATAATTTATATATGTCTCTCCATGTGTCTATAGGTAATGTAGACTTAACAAGCAATGCATACTTTTGATAAAGTTTATCATCAGTTAAATATCTTTGTTCATCGGGTCCAATACGAGATGCTGAAATAGTAATTTCAGGTGCATAAGGCGTAATACCAGCATTATGGTTTTCTTTCTCTTTCTTTAAATCATGTACATTACCAACAATAAAAACATTTTCTTTTGTGTATTTTACATCCACGAATGAATTAAAGAATACTCTAAAGAATTGTTCGATACTATACTTTGTACCTTTTGATTTATATAACGTACTTGAATAGTCAGCGGCTTCTCTTTTATTCCTAAAGCCTTCAAAGTATTGTTGACCTAAAAGTAATTCGTCTTCAATAAAAGATAACAGGTCTATATCGACCTGTGTAATATCACGATTTAAAAATAATTCATCTATAAGTTTTGTTGGTGATATATCACTATCTGCATAATCATAATATGCATCTAAAAATTTTGTAAACTTAGGATACTCAGTCTGAAAAAATTCAGGTAACGCACTCGTTACATGCTTTTTATCTTGTACCGATATCGGCCGGCGATTAATATCGCGTAATGTTTTATCTAGTGACATATTAGCTCGTCGTTACTATATTAGCTTGTACAAATGATGGACCATCATCATATACAACAATTTGATTTTGACCTGGTGAAGAAAATGATTCATTAGCTGCGACTGCAGATATTTTAATAAAGTCGTTACCACCTATAATACTATCTACTAATAAACCAGTAATTTTTACAAAACCAGTAGAAGGCTCATATTCTCCTACATTATCTACTAAAACAGTATTACCAGCTATTTCAAATAACTGTAATTTAGTACTATTAAGCTGATTTTTTAAAGTTACTTTTTTGCCTGCTGATTGGAACCCTGTAGATGTAATAATATGATTATCTGGATCAGGTTCTGCAATAGGTGATGCATACCTAAGATCAGCTGATTCAGTAGTACCTAAAAATGGTACATATCTTTTTTGTACTTTTAATAAAGCGCGTGATGAAAGTACTGATGGATCTACTTCGTCTACTAACGCTAATAAGTTAGACCGCCTATATGACTGATCAAATAAACCTGTATTATTAGCAAAATAATTAATTGTAGCAGTTTCAACTCTATCTTGTATTTCTTGAACTGATGATGATGTAAACTTAGGATTGAATTGAAAGAAAACAGATGTTTCAAGAAATGTAGTATCAGGATCTTCAAACTTAATATCGAATGTAATGACCTGTAATTGTTGACCTAGAGCAATGATATCACCCTTTGTTTTATCTATTGTTGCTTGAGTCACATCATCTTTAAATACTATTGATAAGAAAACACATCCATATTCTTTACGAACTGCATCTTCACCACCATAAGCCTGAATATCTTTTATAAGATAACCAAAGTTACGTTTAACGAGCGTAGCATAGTCAGATGCTGTAACCATTCTGTTCTGTGATGCATATGAGAACGGTGCATTCTTACGAATAGAAGCCACTGTTTCAACATCAGATCCAGATACAGCTTTAGTCACAGTAGTTAAAGATAAATTAAAAGATGTATTACCGCCAGCATTAGGTACTGAAATTTGGTTTACTGGAGTAAATGTTGTAGCTCCGTTTGCATCAGGACCATTGGTTGAAAGATATTCTACGACTATTTTATTACCAGCTGCAGGTGCCTTACCTAAAGTAAATCCATCGCCAAAAGATAATTCATAAAATCCATTTGGCGTTTCTCTCAAAATATATAACTTAGATTGATCATCAATTGTATCAGCTTCTTTTAAATCTGTAAATGTAGAAAAGGTAGTAGTAGATAAGTCATCATATACACTAACAAATGCTGTTGTTGTATCGATATTTTTATCTGGTATCACATATACTGAATCAACTGAATTTTCACTAACTATAAAAGTCTTTGTTGTATTTGTACCTTCTTTAATAGTAATGGCTTCGCTACCTTTATCATCTTTAAAAATGTATAATCCATTACCGTTATCTTCTGCTGTAACAGAACCTATCGTTTCAAACGTATAAGCTATATTATCAAATGTAGTAGAAAATTTAGTACCTCTAGGCAATGTTAGAAACGTTGGTCTACCTGTAAGATTGCCTGTATTGACCGATAGATTTACTGTGGCTGTAGAAGCAGCCTTTGATGCCGGCATATAGCCAATAGCTTCGGCAAGTGAAACAACAGATGATCTCAGCTGAGCAGTTGTCAGATAAGATTCGTTTAATGCCATGTTTGCAATTAATGCATTATAATGTGTATTGTATGCTAATACATCAAGCATAGCTGAAAGGCCTGAACCTTCGAAGTTATAATCATTAAAATCTGGATGATTTTGCAAAGAAGTTTTTAAAGTATTTTTAATATTTGCAAAATCTAGATCTGTTGAACTTATTGTTGTTACCATTACCTTAACCTCGACACAGTAGTTTCTAATTCTACTTCTTGTTCAGTTGACTTTATTCTAAATAATAATCTTACCTGTAATGAATTACGGTCAGGATTACTATTTACATCTATGTTTATTATTTTTGCTCTTGGTTCATATTGTTCTAATGCACTTTTTATTTGATCTTCTATATGAGTACCCATACCAGCATCTGCTAATTCAAATAACATACCTGTAATATTAGCGCCATAGAATATTTCAAATGGCTTTTCATACCTATTAGTAGAAACTATATTTTTTACAGATTGTTTTACAGCATCAGCATCTGTTTTTTTGTATATGTCACCACTAGGCCGTCTTTCGAATAATAGATCTATATCCGAATATAGCTTATCTCTGCTCGTAAGAATCGAACTAGATAGATTACCGTCTTCTATAGATAATATTCTTGCCATGTTAAACCTTTTTCATCTATTTATAACTTTAAAATGCGTCTTTTAATAAGAAAACTTCAACTAATGCATCAGTTGATTGCACGTTATTATTGTATAGTGTCTGAACTTGTCGTTTAAATTTTATATTAGTAAACTGTGTTATCTCAGGTATATCAACAATTATTTGTGCATTGAGTTCACCTGATGGATCATATGAATCATAATCTAATGTAAGATTATCAAAATAACCTACTTCTGCCCATGCTAACGCCAAAGCAAATGTTTTTTCTAAGTCTATTTGACCCTTTTGATTTCTAAGCTCAAATACTATTGCTCTACCTTTATTTCTTAAATCAAGTATACCGCCATCTGAAAGCTTTTCTTCTTTCAATTTACCAGGTGGTCCGACGCCATAAGTTTCAGGCGCATAGTAACCTTCTACAACCTCTAAGGTATGGGTATCAAAGTCTGTAGGTGTATGATTACTATTAGCTATTGTCTTCATTAATTCAGATATTATAAAATAATTTTTGGCTATTTGTATTTTATCTGTAATACGTAAAGCATTAAATTTGCCATGATCATCTGCACCAATAAATTTACCTATTGATGTATCATGATTGATTATAGTATTCGTATTAACTGACCCAAGAATATTATTTTTAAACTTAAGCTCAGGCACAATATTAAATCTAACTTTACGTTCACCTGTTTTAAATTTTTGTACTTGTGCTATACCACGCAATTGTCCAAAAGGAGTTACACCTCTTTGCGATCGTGCTGCACTAGTTACAGATACTTGACCATATTCTCCTGGCACTGTATTGGCATAATTAGAATTTAACACACCAGATGCTACTTGATATGCCGTAAATTCTGCAAAGTCTCTATTTGTCTGTTCTCTCATCTTAGATCTAACTTCTTCTGTAGTATAATTACGTACGAGAAGTTGATTCTTTAGATAATCATCAACATCAATATGAACTTTACGTATACCACGATCTGATACAGTGAGATAAGAATTAGTCATTCCGGCTGTTGGATTCGCAGTTGATGTATGAGTAATGCTTCCCGATCCGCTAGTGCCACTTCCATCTACTAATAATGTACCTACTGAATTGAATATGCTTATACCTGCCGAACCTAAACTACGTGCAGCATCTGCAGTACCTTTTAGATTACCGTGGAATGAAGATCCGTAATGTACTGTAGTACCTCCACCTATTGTACCTCTATTACCAGCAACTGAAATATCTGTTGCCACAATATTAATATCAGGCGAGGACATATTGAC